TTGCAGAATGTAACCGCAGCCGCTATTGCAGCGACACAAAGCGCATCGTCAGGCAAGATTGAACTGATAGCCCGTATCTTTGCAGAAACAGGCGTTAAGAGCCTTTTTCAAGGCATCCTACACCTAGTCACCAAGTACCAAGATAAACCCCGTATGATCCGTTTGCGTGGCAAATATGTACCAATCGACCCTCGTACATGGTCTAACCAGTACGACCTGTCTATCTCGGTAGGCTTGGGTACTGGCAACAAGCAAGAGCAAATGGCTATGTTGCAAATGGTTATGGCTAAACAAGAGCAGATCATTCAGCAGTATGGACCAGCAAACCCAATGGTTTCTATTGGTCAATACCGTACAACAATGGGTAAGTTTATCGAGGCAGCAGGGTTTAAGGATGTGTCTGAGTTCTTTAAGGAAATCACTCCTGAGATGGATCAGCAACTATCCAACCCACCGCCACAACAGCAACAACAAGACCCAGCAATCGAGGCAATGATCGCTCAGAGCCAAGCGCAAATGCAAATGGCACAGCAGAAACTTATGGCTGATATTGAGGCTAACCGTCAGAAGGCATTGGCTGACATCCAGTTGGCTAGAGAGAAAGCTGGCGCAGAGATTCAGCTAGAGCGTGAAAAGGCTGCTGCTCAGTTAGAGCTAAAGAAAGCCGAGTTTGAAGTAGAAGCCCAATTAAAAGCCGCCAAGGTTGGCGCTGGCATTGCATCTAATTTGGAGATACCAGGATAATGGCAACAGCAAAACAGATCACCGATCTATATCAAGACTATCTAGGTCGCACTCCGAGCGCTGACGAGATTAAGTCTTGGCAAGATACTGGAGCTACAACTAAAGAAATCTCTACTGGTATTCGTCTATCGCCAGAGGCACAAACATTTGCTTCTAGCCCACAAAACTTTAGCCAGTTAATTGATGTGCTGTACCGTGAGCAATTAGGTCGTGCGCCAGACGAAGGCGGCAAACAATACTATTTAGACCAGTTGCAAAGTGGACAGTCAATCGCTAAGGTTGCAAACGAAATAAACCAAAGCCTAGAAGGACAGAACTTTGACACACAGAAGATTACTAGCCTTTATCGCCAAAATTTAGCTCGTAACCCAGAGCAAGCTGGCTTCCAATACTGGCTGTCAGAGGCTCAAGACGCTGGATATACTCCTGCTGAAATTGAGTCAATGCTGCAAACAGCAGCAATTCCAGAGCAATCAGTTCGCAACATTGTTCCAGGTACAGCTTTTACTGAGATGCAGTTAGCTGACTTAGAGGCTGATCCTTTTGGTGGTCGTTACATTACAAACAGTATTTATGACTTACTGCCAGACGCAGTTAATGTGTCCCAAATTGGTAGCCGCCAAGCCCAGTTTGTTAATCCAGTAACTCAGCAGCCTTTTGTTACAAATTATGGTGGCGGCACATGGTCGCAAACGGCTGGTTTAGATGTGTTAAATACACCAGCAGTACAGGCAGCCGTACAACGGGCAATCAATAGTGGCGCAATGACCCCAGCAGAATATCGGACTATGTTTGCCGATCTTGAATCTGCCAAGAACATGACGGATGTTTACGCAGCGTTTAACAAGCCACAAGCACAGGTCGTTATTGATGCTTTGTACGGTCAACAGACTGGCGAAGCCAACACAATGTCACAGGCTAGAGCAGAGGCAGCGCAACGCCAAGCCGTATTAGATGCTAACAACTTAGGCTTTTACCAAGCAAACCCACAGTTAGCGGCTCAGTACGAAGCAGCAGGGTTAAATTTCCCATTTGGTCAAGAAGCATACCAAGGCTACGACACTCGTACAGGTCAAGCTAATGTAGTAAATGACCAAAACTTTAATACTCAAGTAGGAAACTTGGTTAATACATTGTATGGTCAGTTTGGCGGCGCACAAGACATGATTACGCCGTTGTCAGGACAATACTATTCTGAGGCAGGTCTACAACCAGGCTTTACTCCGTTTGGCACACCAGGCACAACATTCCGTAGCGGCGTTGCAGGATATACACCTAACCTGCCAACGATGTTCCAGTTTGGCGCACCGCCTGTAGATGCCTCGTTCCAGCAGTATCGCCCAGGCGCTTTCCAGCCCGAAGGCGTAACAACTGGCGGCTTTATTACAGGCTATAACGCAGACGGCACACCAATCTACTCTACATACAGCAATCCTAATGTGAATGTAGGTGGAGCAACATCAGCATTAAATCCGTTTAACTCACAAGCACAGTTTGATGCCATGCTTGCTGCTAGTGCGGCAAACGCTAATCAAGGATAAAAATTGAAAGACCAACGAGCTAGAGGATTGTTGTTAGACACATTCTTTAACGAAGAAATGGATGCGATTGAGCAATCACAGATAGACATTATCGTGAACTCAGCGCCACATGAGATAGATGAACGGGAAGAAGCATATCGTATGCAACGAGCCGTAAAAGCAATTAGAGCGCACTTTCAGTCTTTATCCCAAACGGACAAGATTGACAGTAAACGCTGGAAGATTCTTTAGCATTTGCTAAGAACTGCACCTGACAGTATCAGGAACAATTAGGGAAACAGAATGAGTGAAAACATCACCCCGCAAGGGAATGAATCGCTTACAGTAGATCAAGCTGCAAGCAGTTTTTTGTCTATGATGGAAGCATCAGAAGCCTCGCAAGAGCAAACTAATGAGCAACCAGAACAGGCAGCAAACGCCCAAGCAGAAGAAGAATACGAGGAATCGTATGAATCTGATGACTCTGAGGAGCAAGAACAGGAACAAGAGCAACCAAAGTACCGTGTCAAAGTAGAAGGACAGGAGTACGAGGTTACGCAGGATGAACTTGTTAAAGGCTACCAACGAGAAGCTGACTATACTAAAAAAACCCAAAAACTTGCAGAGCAACGAAAGGCTGTAGAAGCTGAGTACATTGCGGTAGAGCAAGCAAAACAACTACGGGACACCTACGCACAACGGTTGCAGATCATTGAGCAAGCTCTCAAATCGCAAACGCCTAGCGAGGACTTGGAAGCCCTAAAGGAAGTAGACCCAATCGGCTATGCCGTAAGGGTTGCAGAAAAGTCGGAAAAGGAAAAGCAGTTATACGCTATTAGAGCAGAGCAGCACAGAATTGCACAAATGCAACAATCTGAAAATGCCGAGCAATTACAGCGTGTAGTGGCTACTGAGGCTGAGAAGCTAAAGACTGTCCTGCCCGATTATGCTGATCCTGAGAAGGGCGAGCAGGTACGAACCAATATACGCAAGTATGCTGAGAGTATCGGCTTTCAAGCTAATGAACTGGCACAAGTCTACGACTCCCGTGCCGTTCTGACTCTGTATAAAGCAATGCAGTATGACAAACTGATGAGCAACAAAGGTGCTGTTACCAAACAAGTAGCACAAGCGCCTAAGATGCTGAAATCAGGGACATCAAGACCGCAAGGCAGTTTAGAGTCAGAGCAAACTAAGAAGTTAAAACAGCAGTTTAGAAAGTCAGGAAAAGTTTCTGACGCTGCTAAATTATTTGAAAAATTTGTTTAAGGAGAATTAAATGACTGCACCTACAGGTACATATACAGTATTTGACACAAGCTCAACTCGTGGTGGTTTACGGGAAGATCTTTCGGATATGATATATGATATTAGTCCAACAGATACGCCTCTAATGAGTACTTTGGCTAAGAGCAAAGCAACTGCCGTTTACCATGAGTGGCAGACTGACAGCCTTGCTGCTGCTACTACTGGCAACGCCCTCGTTGAAGGCGATGACGCTGTAGCTACAACTGCTTCACCTACATTCCGTATCGGTAACTATACTCAGATCGTTGGTAAGACAATCCAGGTATCAGGTACTTTGGAAGCCGTAGACAAGGCTGGTCGTAAGTCTGAGAAGGCTTATCAATTAGCTAAAGCATCTAGCGAAATCAAGCGTGATATTGAAGCCATCCTGTTTGCCAACCAAGGCAAAACTGCTGGCTCAAGCTCAACTGCTCGTAAGATGGGTTCTATGCTCTCATGGTTGGTAAGCAACACAAGTTTCGGTACTTCTGGTGCTGACCCTGCAACTGCTGGTACATCGACCCGTTCAGACGGACAAACCCGTACATTCACAGAGGACATCTTGAAAGAGATCATCCGTGAGGCGTACATCAACGGTGGCAATCCTAAAGTTCTTTTTGTAAGCCCAATCGGTAAGCAAAAGACCTCTACATTTGCTGGTATTGCTGCACAGCGTTATCAAGCTCCTTATGATGCTCCAACCACGATCATCGGCGCTGCTGATGTGTATTTGAGCGACTTTGGTTCAATCTCGGTTGTTCCAGATCGTTTCATGCGTACCCGTGACGCAATCGTAGTTGATCCTGAGTACGCAGCATTGGCTTACTTGCGCCCATTCCAAACCATTGAGTTGGCTAAGACTGGTGACTCTGAGAAAACCCAGCTCATCGCTGAGTTGACATTGGAAATGCGTAACGAAGCTGCTCATGGTATCGCAGCAGACTTGAACTTTGCGCTGTAATTGATGTAGAATAGGGGCGGGGAAACTCGCCTCTATTTTTATAGGTGTCCTGTGAAAAGACTATTGCAAGCAGACCAATCTGCGCTAAAGATGTCGGTAGCGGAAGATGACGGTGAAGGCGGCTTAATCATAAGAACAAGCCAAGATGTGACCGATATTGTAGAACAGAACAAGGCGCTATATAACGCTGGTTCTGTACATGATAAATGGGGCGATCTTACCAAGAGTGCTAGTTTGCCATTTACGATTATTGACTCCCTT